TTCATCAAAGCATATGCTTCATAGAAATCACCTGACGGTTCGACTTTCCAACGATCTTTATATACCTGAGCAAATGTTCTTACATTCTTAAAGTTATGATCATCTACAATCTTGCCTGTGTTGAAGTCATAAACGCCGTGATGAAACCAATCAGTCACTTCATTGAAGCGAATTTTTTCTGCAAAGAACTTTTCATGTGCGACATAGGTCTCACGGATAGCATTTAACTCTCCACGCAGAAAAGAAAGACGTGCTTCTGATCCTGGCATACCTTTAACATAGATAACACGTTTTTTATAGCAATCTAGATATGCAGTCACGTCTTTCTGAGGACCACAAACCAACATAATGATTGCCATCATGTCCGGATTGACGCCTGAGTTGTGTGCCATACGAATCTTGTCTTTCTCAATATCAACTGATTTAGATCTCGTAATGATTGTATTGAGACTCATAGTTGCGATTGGTTCATAATCTGCATAGTTGTAGTCAACCTTATCAACCAAGAAAGATTCAGCATTACCGCCATGAGCAACCATGATTGTCTTATCATCAAAGCGCAACTCATTATGAAACTTGTTGAATCCCGGAATATCATTGATGCCTGGGATATGCTCGACGATAAACTTTTCTTTCATTGCTTCAGACATGTGCTTTGCAAAGATCGCAGCCCATACAGATGTTCCTGCACCAGGACTTTGTGGAACAATCAATCTATAATCTGCTTTTGCTGTTCCAAAAGAAAAAACAAAAAGAAGAAACAATAATATAAACCTCATGTGTAGTTCACCTCTATTTTACTGTAGAAAATACCATATATCATTGCGGCAACTGTTGCAATAAGCAATGATACACTCACTGGTCTCATTATAATATCAGACCAATCAAATAATGTCAAGTATTGATATAACAATTTTTCGATTCTATCACTCAATACAAATCCTATGATAAAAGCTGCACGACTCATCTTTAGATATCTTAGAGAAAATCCAAGCAATGTGCATAGAACAACCATCAAGTAATCTTCAGCGTATCCCGTATACTGGACACAGCTCCAAACAATCAAAGCGACAAGTGACCAAAACCAAATATCGATTGGGATAAGAAATATCTTGACAATGTATCGAATAGTGATTATACTAATGATGTAGGTTAGAAATAAGGATGCTTGATATGAATACTGTAATGTATCAAAGAACATTGTATCCTTCAACAATGATGGTGTGCCGAGTTCGATACCTACCAAGACAAACAAACTCATAATAACAACTTCGAAAGGTGCTGCTGGTATGCCAAACAATACTGTTGGAATATAGCCTGTTGCTTTCTGTGAGTTGTTTGCGCCTTCACATCCTATAACACCTTTGATGTTTCCATCACCAAAGGTCTCGTTCTTATTTAGTCCCACAGTGAAACTGTAAGACACCCAATCAGCAATAGCCCCACCAATTCCAGGGAGTATTCCGATAAAAGCTCCAATTGCTCCTCCTACGAGAGATTCTTTCCAATGGATGAATGAATCTTTGATACCTTGAATGACTTGATTCTTATAATCTTTGATCTCAAAAGTCACTTGTTCATACTTGTTTATGTATAGTTCAATCAATTCCGGAAATGCAAGAATACCAGCAAGGATCGGTGTTATCTGAATACCGTTTCCTAAGTAATCCCAGCCGCCTGTCAGTCGTGCAGATCCTGTGTGAGGATCTTGTCCGATGAGTCCTAAAAAGATACCTAATCCTAAACTGAAGATACCTCTTGCCCAATAGTGATTTGACACAAAGCAAACAGACGCAAATGCCAAAAACATAAACGCAAGTTGTTCTGGTATGCCAAAATACATTACTGCCGATGCATAGAAAGGCAGGAAAGAAAAGACAAGTATACCCCAGATAAATCCATTGATTGCAGATGTTGTAATAGCAGCAGAAAGTGCTCTTGCACCCTCGCCTCGTTTTGCCATCGGAAACCCGTCAACCATTGTTGCAGCAGATCCGCCAGCACCCGGGACATTAAGCATAACAGATGAAAAAGAATCACCTATAGTCGATGAGACAACAATTGCTGTTGTGAATATGACTAAAGTATATGGGTCTGTTCTGAATACATCTATGAAAGAATATATTGTAATGAGAGCAGTAGTAGCACCAGCAACAGGAATAAGGCCAATAATAAATCCATAGAATGTTCCTGCAAGCAACCATAACAAATAAAGAGTCATATCATACCACTTTTAGTAAATAAAACGCATAGTCATTTAATTTTCCCTTTATGTCTGATTTCACATTACACATATCTTCCATATCAGACAATGAATATACAAAGTTATTCTTAATATGATTTGGTTTTAAAAATTCATTTACAAACATAACATTTTTATTTTTAATATTATAATTAAGATATTCAAAAGGTAATAGATATTCAGTTTCAGGAAAAACTATTAAATCAGAATCTTCAATTATACTATTAATATTATCAAATAAAGGTCTCATTCTATAGATATTTATGTCTGCGAAAGATAAATTTTCTGAGCACCATTTTTCAAAATAAGGATGAAAGTCAATTAAATTAAATTTGCACTTATATTCTTTATGTAATTCAGTAACATAGTTATAGGGATATCGTGTTCCTATTATAGAAACTTTAGATATATTATGCAAATGATTTTTGATTATTTGGATAACTTTAAGTTCTTTTCCTTGTGTATAGGAATCATAATAAGGAGCTATTTCACTTGTCATATCTACACCACATTTCTTTTGCCCATCCATCAGCGTCATGCAATTCAATGCCTTCACCATGAGAAGTAAGGAAGATACTTATTAAAAAATCTTTTTTAAATTTTTTAGGTTCCCTATCAAAACTATAAGAATATACAACATTATCTTCATGGTATTTTAAAATATCATAAAAGTTAGCAAAAAGAAATCTATCAAAACTATTGTATTTTTCTTCTATGATAATTTTATGTTTTATATAAAATTCATACAGAAAATTCAATTGATCATCTTTCCATGTAACAAAGGAACTATTAACAAGACAAGAAGCACGATGTAAAGTTTCCATCACATGATCTTTATCTTGCCAAGTAGATTCAGCAAACCTTGGCTCATCAAAATTGTATTGATATAGGTATGGATAAAGATCTTCTTGGATCAATACATCTAAATCTAATAAAACTTTATTTCCTTTTATTTCATACTTTTCATCCATACATTGTATTTTTTGGATACTATATACTTTGCTAAAATTTTTCTCTAAATTTATAATTTTTATGTTTGAATCTAATCCTGTTGTATTATCAGTGATGCAATAGAATGAAAAATTACCCGAATACGTTTTTTCTAATGTCCAGAACAATCTATTGACATATTCTGGCCCATATTTAGTTCCCCACTTATAGGCAATGAAATTAACTATCATATCTTTTCCATATTTCTATTGCCCAAGGTTTTGCATCATGCAATTCTGTTCCGGTTCCGTGAGAAGTTAAGAAAGTACACATATAGTAATTGTTTCTATATTTTTCTATTTGTAAATCATCTGGATAATGTGCTCCAAATGAATATGAATATATTATACCTTTTGGATGAAATTTTAATATATCATAGAATAGATTGAAAAGTATCCTATCAGAACTATTTGCAGGACCGTATTTCATTTCTATGAGTTTCTTGTGTTTGTTGTAAAATTCATAGATAAAATGTAGTTGATCATCTTTCCATGTTATGAAAGAGCTATTTACCATGCATGTATTGTTGTGGTAATTTTCATATTTTAATCTCTTGTCTTGCCATATAGGTTCTACAAATCTAGGTTCAAAGAAATTGTATTCTGATAGATATGGGTATAGGTTTTTCTGTATCAACCCATCAATATCAAATAGTATCTTGTTTCCTTTTATTTTAAAATCTTTACTAAAGGTGTTGAATCTATTAGTACAAAAAACATTATTTGTTGGTGCTATTTCATTTATATTATGTGTTATGATATCTTTGTCTAATCCTGTTATGTCATCAGTGATACAATGAAACAGAAAATTTCCTGTATACAGTGCTTTCATTGTCCAAAATACACGATTTACATAGAGTGAATTATATTTTGTTCCCCATTTAAAAGTGATAAAATTAATTAGCATTTCCCATCACATAATAAAAATTTCTTTTTTTATTTTCAAAGTTTAAAGAATGAGTTCCTTTAATTAAAACAGTTTCTATTTCACATATGTCTTTTAAATCGTTTTCATCATAAATTAAATTATTATTCAACTTAAAATCGTAATAGAAAAAATTTGAACAGAAAATCATTTTGTTTTTGTGTTTATATCTTAATAGATCAAAAGGAATTAAAGTTTCAGTTTCAGGATAAATTATCAAATCATTCTGTGATATAAGTGTGGCAATATCTTCTGTGATAGGATTTAAATTTATTACTTGACAATTGAAGCTTTCTCTTATATAATCAGAACAATATGAAAGACAAGGATTGTTGTCTATATAAGTCAAATTATAATTTTTAAATTTATCTAAATATATGAGGGGAACATTTCCCCCTACTATAAGAATATTTGACATATTTTTATCAAAGTTATTCCAAATAAGTTCACTACAGAAAACATCTCTCTCATTATATGGCACGTTCTTATAGAAATCTATTAAATGATTTACAGGCATTTTATCTAATTTAGTGCAAAGTATTTTTTTTATATCATTAAACATACTTGCCCCATAAATCTTTAACCCACCCATCTGCATTATGTAATTCTGTTCCACGACCGTGGGAAGTATTAAAGAGAACTATGCTATAATCTTTTCTAAATTTGTGTCTTTCCCTATCGTTTATATCTGCGCCATCTTCATATGAGTATATTATTTTTTCTGGGTGATAGTTTAATTTATCCCTCAGCGATTGAAATAAAAACAGATCAAGATCTCCATATTTAAATTCTATTGCTTTTTTATTTAATTCGTAATATTGTTTAATAAAAAGTAACTGATCTTCCTTCCATGTGACAAAGGAACTATTAATCCAATTTCTTCCAAATTTTCCTAGCAACTCACCATAATCTACGCCGTTCCAATAATTTTTAATGAAGCGACCTTCAGTAAAATCATAATTTGAAAGATAAATATTTAAGTCATTTATAACCAAAATATCTAAATCAAGAAGGACACAGGGTCCGCTCAACTTAGATATTGCAGGATCAAACAGGAATATTTTTTCTATTGTGAAACAGTTAGATTGATGAGGTCTAAGATCTTTTATATCTCTTATATGAATGCCCGGATGTAATTCCGTAGCATTATCTGTAAAACAATGAAATTCAAACTCATTATTATACGCATTTAGAAGATTTGCGTATAATCTATTGACATACTCAGGCCCATATTTGGTGCCCCATTTAATGGTAATGAAATTGACTGACATATTAAATATCTACTGTGTATTTGTAAAACCGGGTTATAGTACAGCATGGGTAGAAAGATTATACTTTCTGTGCCGTCAATATTTATCCTATGATTTTACATTTAACTGCCTTACAGATCAAAATAATGAATCTGCTTTACCTATCAATTTTATTCAAGTGGAAAACTATGAATTAGATACTTGGTGGAATAAAATTTTATTATTTAAAGAAGATATATCTAAAGAAGGTATGAATCTCTATTTTGATTTAGATATAAAATTCACAGAAAACATAGATTTCCTTATTGCTGACATACAACAAGAAAAATTATGTGTTGTAGATACTCCTTGGAAAAAACCATATTTTGATAAGGGAGGCAAATTTTTAAAAAAACATGTTGAAAAATATAATCATAAAAATTATGATGCTTTTTACTGCTATGGTAATACTTCTGTCATGGGATGGATAGGAAAATCACAAAAATATATCTATGAAGATTTTAACCAAAACATGTTTGAAATTTTAAAAAATAATTTTGGTGATGATACCTATATTAATAATTTTGCAAAAATAAAATACTTTAAGGATGCTATAGGATACCCAAAATTGAAAACTAAATTACCTATAACTATATATTATAAAGAATGTGATTAAACATCACAGTTGATATCTTGTACCATATCTTCCCATAGGTTCTTATCATAGATAACATAGCTTAATGTTAATCTTGGTGAACGAGTTCTAGCACAATGCCAATACATTTTTTCAGGTTCATCAAACCCACCAAAATATCCAACTTTACAATTCCATCCTGATTGATCTTTAAACACATTTAATTTATTATTAACGTGATCCCAGTGTTCAAATTCACCATCTGCTTGTGGATTACATGAGAGGACAATATTATATCCACGAGCATTACCGTTGTTATGCCATCCAATATATCCTCCAGCAGGATAATACATCTGAAGTGCATTGTTTCTTGCACCAAAAAAATCCATCAACTTATCATTAGTTTTTGAAGCACGATCTTTTATATCTTTAACATCATAATATGCATGATCATGAGCTAATTCAATTCCCCATGAATGTGAAGGAAATCCATATCTTTTTGGATCTTCCATTGCTTTTTGCAAATAAGACATTCCGGTTGCCTCATCTGCCATTTCTTTAATAGATATTTTTTTAAAATTTGGATTCTTACCAACGTAAGATTCTAAATCAGAATTATCTCGTGCAAAAAACCAATCACTAAATTCAGTTAAAATTTGTAATAGATCCGGGTGGAGTTTGGATATTGCCAGCATTTACTCTATCTCCTGGAATAGTATAATGATATATGATTTGTTCAAGGTCTTTGTAAGGAGCATTTTTTTCCCATGTTTCTTCTAACAAGTATATATAATTCCATTCATGTCCACCGTTTGGAAAAAAATCATGCTTTATTTTTTTATATTTTTTTTGCTGTAGTAAATACCAAACAGTAAATTGATCCCAAGGTTTCATTCTAGAATCATACTGTGCAAACTGTGACTCTTTCCAAGAACATTTTGCTTGCTCTGCATACAGATCGTACCACTCATTTATTAATTCAATTGTTAATTTTTTATTGTTGTATAAAATAATGCCACCATGATATTCTAGATCATTATTATCATCAATGCGTTTAGTATTTGAGACATGAGGAATGATCTTTGTAAACATAATATCATTCTTGTCTAAGAGATCAAAAGCATCTTTAATGCGTTCTGATCTAATTTCTGTATCACTGTCTAAATAGAGCGTATTGTCATACGGCGTCCTTGCCATACCCCACATTTTTGCTCTTTTATGAACAGGAATATTTGTTATAACATTATCAAAAAATCTGCGGTCATTATCTTTAATAAAAACTTCATGTGTGAATAAAGTTATCTTTGCTTCTTGATAAAAATCTTTTAAAGATATAGCAGAATCTACAGCCGCTTTATAATAAGCTTTTGATAGTGAAGCTACATATACATAACCATTATTACTCATAATATAATTTTCTTTTATTAAGTGTTAGCAGACGTTGACGTATCATCTATTGTATCATTTACAGGATTAGCAATAGGGTCTTCTAACATATGTAACATAGTAGTATATATCATAACTTGCATGATGGTGCTAGCACGTCTAATTTTATTTTTAACTTCTCTGTTTGTTGAATTTTTTACAAGATCAATATCAAATGCTTCTGCTTTAGCATTGAACAGTGCTTCTTTTTCAGCACGTTCCATGTTTAATTTTCTTTGATTCTCAGCATTAAATTTTCTTTTTCTATGAATATTTAACGCTCTCGTAGTTTCTGTGTCTAAATATTCAACACCAAAAGTAGAAATAATTTCATCCCAATCAGGATTTGAACCCCCTTCAGGAACTGAAATAGATGCATCCATAGCACGACCATCATCATATCTAAATTTAGCAATAATTTGTGTTTTTGCATCATTTCCCCAACGTGGAGATAATATTTCTCTTGCCATTTTAAGTTACCCTTAGCCATAGTGAAGCGGTTGAAATTGTTGCAGTTGATGCATCTAAAGTAACACCAGTAAATGCACCAGTAAATGCTCTAGAAAATGCACCTGTAAAGTTTTGATTATATCCACCCAAGAAACTTCCTAAAAATGCACCTGTATAGTTTCCTAAATATGCACCTGTATAATATGCAGAATAGTATCCTTGAAATACACGAGAGAATGCACCAGTATAGCCTGTTTGAGCAAGTGTGTAGGGTGCTGCACCTGTAAATATTCTAGAAAATGCTCCTGTGTATGACCCTAAATATTGTGTCCCTTGATACCCTAACCCACCTGCATAGAAACCCAAAAATGTTCCTGTGTATGCTCTAGTATATGCAGTCAGAGTATAAGGTGCAGTATAAACACGATTAAAATCTCTAGAATATGCACCTAAGAAACTAGGAGTATAAGCACCTGTAAATATTCTGCTAAATGCTCCGGTATATTGTCCTGTAAAAGTTCCAGTAAAGACGCCGGTAAATGAACCTGTAAAATCTTGATTATATGAAGGAGAAGATTCTGTATTTCTAGTATCTGAGAAAGACGTTCCTTGTGTGACCCATGTTCCGCCAGAAACTGGCGCATTAGTTGCTACTTGATATTGACCTTTTCCTGTAGAAACAATTTGATTTCTAAAACGTGCTGCAAGTGTTTGAATTTCAGCATCTAACATTTCTTTTACTGAAACAGGAGATGTTGAATTTATCTTTAAAGGACGTAATGCTGAAGGAACAGATGCGGGAGCAGTTTTTCTCCAAAGATATGTTACAGTATATGATCCTGTATAGTTATAGTTATATATTGTTGCTTTGGTTGTCCATGTCCCGCCTGTAGGGGTCGATGAAGTCATTGCATAAGAACCGACACCATTAGAAATAAGATTTGCAAGAGCAACTGTAATAGAATCTGCATTTAAGTTAGCATCTACTTGCTCTTTAAGTCCTGAACTATATTCAATAGGACGAGTCAAAGATTCAGATGCAGTTTGAAGATCCTGATAGAATACATAGTTTGTTGTAGTAATCGTTGTTCCTACTGGATGTGATCCAGGAGCACCTACATCATAATATGTATCAGCAAAAGTTCCAACAGAAGTTAATCCTGTAGTGACACCAGGGTTTAATTGAAGTGTGCCAACACCTGTATCTGTTGCAGCAAATGTATTTAGGATTTGATATGTTGTATAGTCATAATCAGTACCAGACATTTCTCTTAAAGAAACAGGTGATGTAGCATTAATTTTTAATTGCGCTGCCATATTTTATTATTTCTCTTAAGGATATGCTTGAGTGCCGTCTGCATAATAAACAATCAATCCTACTTTATTATACCAAGTAGTATTTGCTGAATTATATGCTATAGTATGAGTATTTGTTGGAGCAACAATAGACATGCTAGCAATATCAGAAAATGTTAATTTTGTTGCAACAAGCGTATTAGATGAAGAACTGTTTACTGTCAATACTCTGAATGTGCTATTGCCAGTATCAATTTGAGTATTTGCACCCAATCCTAATTTTGTTCTTGAACCAATAAATGCAGTATTTGTATTGAATGTGATATTGGCAGTTAGTGAAGTGGTTCCGCCATAGAAATTATTTGAGTATACAGAATTTGCCGTAAAAGATCCTGAAATAGCAGCATTACCTACAGCAGTATTAGAATTTGTTGTGACTACAACATTACTTAATGCACTTGCTAGAAGGTTTGTTTTTGTAATCCACCCATCAAAGGAATCTGTGGTAGAATCAACATTTGCTACTGTTACAGTCATTTATTAATCTTTTCTAAAATTTGCGAAAGCATAGATTTAATATCTGTTATTTCTTCTCTCAGATTATTTATATCGTTTACTTTACGCAATTCTGCTTCTTTCTTTTTCTTGTATGCCGCCAAGGCGCTATTATCTACATTAATAACAGCGCCTGGGTTATTTTCTTGTCTCATAAATCCATCTGTAGGTAATATGTTACTTTCACTTTTCATTTTATTTCTGTAATGCTATTGCTCTCAAGTCATTTAATCTAGGAATGTTTACACGATCTTCTGAAGTCATTACTGCTTTAATTGCAAAGTATTTAAATGTTTGCATTCTTGATCCTGAAGAATTATAATATTCTACGACACTTGCTGTAGGAGTGCTATCTGGATTTAGGTATGCAGTATTTAATACTGTTGGAATTGCACCTTTTAGATAATGCCCAACTTCAGAAACAGAACATGAATTGATTCCTAGTGCTGTTCCGCCCTGTGTTAGTGCAAGCTTTAATGCTGTTGAGTTAGAACTTACAACATAATAAGAAGTATTATTAGATGAAGAACCTGATAGTCCATTAATATTTATACCAGTGTTTCCTGCAGCTGTATAATATATAACAATCTGATTATTTACAAAAGCATTGCTTGTAAATGAGATATAATCTCCAGCACTATTTACACTTGTGTTTCCGTTAAACGGTTGAACTGTAGGAGTAATTGTAGAAATATCAAATTCATATTCTTTATAATCTGTCACATCATTTTGGTTACTAAACACTACGTCACCATCATTTGAATATGGCAATAATGTCCACATTTTGCTGTCAAATGGTTCTGTATCATCAGCAGCTTGAAGTTTAGCATATATAGAAACATTGGCATTAATTGGTCTAAATGCTGTTAATATTACTTTTAAATCTTCTGCATCTTGTCCATCAGCCAACACTACTTTCTTTGAAATGTATTTTGCTAAAGCATTTCCATGAGTTGTGTGTTCGTTTGTAAGATCATTATTGACGATATTCTCGACATAATATGATCCTTTTCTTGTCAAATCAATGACAGGTGAAACTAAAGTATCATTTGTTTTGAATGTTGCTTGTATTTTAGCAGATTTAACACCTGCTCCTAAATTGACAGCTTCATTAGAACGACTCATAACAATACGTTCTTTATCAGTAAACTCATTAACATCTTCATTTGAAACTGACATCCAGTTACTATCAAAATTATAACTAGTATCTAATCCTTTTACTGCAAAGTTTAAACCTGTATATTGAGGAGTCATTGTAGCTAATTTAGGTATAGTTGCATGATACTTATTATTATCAACTGATACAATATTTGCTGAAGCAATCAATGTATTAGCTACACCTGAATAACTAAGGCTAGGAACACCTACTGCACTAAAGTTTGGTCTATGAATTTGAATTCTTTCAGATCCTACTGAATTTGAAAATGACCCATATACCGTACCGGTTCCTCTATCAATTGTGCTATCAAGAATAAGTGATCCGGAAGTACTATTAATTGACTGAACTTTACCAAAAGGAGCTGAAGTGCTTGAATTTGCATAAACTCCATCATCTGTTCTATAGACATAATCTCCTACTTTGATTGGATCTCTCGTAGTACCATTTCTTGAAATACCTGTTATTGTTAAATAATCATCATCTTCATTTTCAAATACTGCAGTACCAGAAGTTGATGTAAACCTTGCTCTATATAATGTAAATTTTAAATCATTTTTTTGATACTGTGTCCATGATTGTCTATTTGAAGAAACGAACAAGATTCCGTCATATGGTTGTTTTGAAACTTGTTCACCTTGAACACCTCCAGGACCGATATTAAACCCACCTTTGCCGTCTGCGCCGCCTACCACAGATTCCCAAATTAAATAATCTGCGCTGTGTGCGTCAGGTTCAATAATAACAGCGTATCCTACTCCAGATTTCATATAAATTGGATGCTCAAATTCAAATGTTGTTGCAATTTGTGCATCATCTGAAACATTTACTTCACTAGAATGTAATACTGCTTCACCCAAGAGTTTTGAAAAATCAGGTTGGCCATTATTCATTTCAGCCATATAAACTGTAATTCCATGCTCATTAGATTTTTTCTTGAAGTATAGATCTATTTTTGTGACAAAATGACCTGAAGAATCGCCAGGGGCTGAAACAACAAATGATTGAGCAATTGGATCGCCGCCACAGTTATGAACAACAAATCCATCAACAACATATGTGCTATCACCATTTAGATGTAGATCATAAACAACATAATCTTTATCAAAATCATGAAATGTAACTTCAAGATCTGAATATTTCACTTCATCAATTGATCCATCAGCAGCAACCAAAACAAGAATATCTCCATCATTCAAAGGTTCTGTTCTATTAATACCTTCAAGGAATACAGAATTTTTTCTTTTATTTTCGATTAATCTATCTGGTCGCCAAGTTTTCCATCCATTAGTTGTTAAGAATAAATGATCATCTGTAACAAAGAAATTATATCCTTTGATACTTACCATCTGTCTGTTAGCAACAATAGTTTGCTTAGTATCTGTTACAATATTAGAAATGCCATCAGCACCAATAACAACATCATTTTTTACAACATCTGCAATACGTTTCCATGTATTGTCAAACATTAATACTTTTGCATCAGGATCAAAACAACAGCTGCCGTTGCCTGTCGAGTCAACGACGCCTGGAGGATCAGCAACAAAAGTACTTGAAGTTGATGTTGTAACAACAGTAGTAACTAAATTTGGTCCTACTGTTGAAAACACTTTTGGATTTATTGTTGTAAGTGTAGCTGCTTGTTTTGTTAATGCTAATCCAGAAGCATGGAAAGTTCCTACGGCTTTTGTAAGAATAGCACTACCACCTGTAGTTAAATCGTCAACATCACAAATTACAAACTTTCTTTCACCTGTTCTAAATGTATTTGCAGGAATAGAAACAATACCTGCAACACCGCCTGAAGAATTTGCAACAAGCGTAGTTCCTTTAGCACCAGTTACTGTTACAATATTTTTTGCAGGTTGATCATATGTGAAATCTTTCTTTTCAATAGGCAATCCTGAACTATTTGAAGTAGCAAGAATGCCAGGTGCAACATATGAATCCATTTTAACATCATCCATGAAACAATGTAATGTTGTTCCTGGTCTTAAACTTTTTGCATAGAATGCAACATCTATAGGTTTAATATAGTCTATTTCATGGACATCAACTACAGCATTTAAAAGTGTTTTTGCGGCCCCCGCATCAGAACCAAGTGCAAGTTTCATTACTTCTGTAGTAGTTGTATTTGTAGTTGTAGTATCTGTTTTTGTGGTTGTGCCGCCGCCGCCAGTTGTAACTGTTGTTTTTACTGATGTTGTAGGAACCGTACTACTTTTACCATAAACTTGAGCGTTAAGAACACCCTCTGCCATAAGATTTTGTAAAGGTGATAATAGATCAACTGTAGTATTAATTGCTGCTAAAGGTGTTGAATCTGACCAAATAACAGTATCTGGCGATAATGATACACTACCATTCCATGTCCAGTAAAGTTCAGTACATCCTCTATACCCAGTAGCATATTTGTTCTGTGCAAATTGCTCATGAGTGTAAGGTAAAAGCAAATAACTGCCTTTTTGCACAACTGATGCTGATTCTGCTGAATTATATCTAAAATCTATTTGGTGTTCTTTAAAAGGAGGACGAGAAATAGAATATGCAGGATCAATTGCATGTCTGTATTCAGCGTTGTTGG